GTGCTTCAGGGCATTCGTGGCATGCTTCCTGTAAAGAGTATTTTGCGTGAGTATTTGAAGGAAGATGCCGAAGAGGAAGAGGAAGAGGAGGACAAGGAAGAGCCCAAAAAGGAGGAGGAAGAGAAGGAAGAGAAGGAAGAGCCCAAAAAGGAAGAGAAGGAGGAGCCCAAAAAGGAAGAGAAGGAGGAGCCCAAGGAGGAACCCAAAAAGGAACCCAAAAAGGAGGAAAAGGAGGAGCCCAAGGAAGAGAAGAAGCCCAAGAAGGAGGAAAAGGTCAGCCAACTCTTCGTTGATGTATCCGAGGAGAATGCGCCTGTTGAAATCGTCTTTACAGGGAATGATACACTGTCGACAGAGATAAAAGAAAATAAACCAGAACCTATTGCTACAAGTGATGCCATGGAAGGTGAAGACACAATACAAATTATTGATGAGCCCCCGGCTGCACTTGATGAGTTTGAAGATATAGAGTCGAACGACTCCTTTCTTCCGATGGATTTTGAGGAACTCTCTTAACTGCGTGCTTAGATTTGCGTAGTTAGGCCCCTCTTTTTTTCCTTTATAGCGGCCAGAATGTCGGCACAGCTCCTAATCCCTGCAATGGTCCTAGGAGGTGTAGTTATTTCAAGCCTCGGTGCGGGCACAATGTATTTTCTGGAAGAGACTCAGCCTTCTGTAAAAACTGTCGCACGGGATTTTATTATCGGTGCGCTGATGATGATGATGATTCTCCAGCTTCTACCCGAGTCTTCTGAATACATGATTGGCATTGTGATGAGTCTGGCCCCACTTTCGTTCTTTTCTACAAGCGCTCAAGCAGTTGTACAGACGGCGGGTGAGCCTGAGATGGAGGTGAAGGTTGGTGTTCCGAAGTTCTAAAGACATGTGGCATATGGCGTTTCGTATAGACCAAGAGACCTGCCAAGCGCTTCGGCCCGTTGTAATATGCAATATAACTACGGATCGAATCGCCAATACGAAACTCTTCAGGCATCGCCGTGGGAGGATCACGCCACCATCGGCGCATCTTGAGCGCAGGGGGAGGATTCGCCTTCAGCCACAGCAGATGCGTATTACAGGCATGAATGGACTTGGGTGAGAACCTATACATATGTTCTCGCACAAGGTCAAAGGCTAAGGCCAAGAGCCAGTTATAGTGTGCCATACTCTCTCGCACCCATTTCGTACAGGGATGATTTTTCGCATGGGATTTGTAGCCCCGGCGACCTGTTGATGCGCATACAGGTGCTCCGGACTCAATCGCCGCCGTGCCACCGTGTTCATGATTTGCTGTATAGAGCATTTGTGTGGACTCAAGAATCATCTTTACCACGTGCTTATCGCAATGCCATCTCGCACAGCGACGTGTCTTGCGACTGAGGAAGAAAATGTTCATTCCAGGCTGGGTGTACTAACCTTTAAGCCCAGCAAAAACCTCAATTTTTACTCAACAAAACAGCGACCATTTCTTGACATCTGCTACCTCGGAAGGATTTACTTGGAAGCGGTCAAAGGCGGGCTTGGAAAACTGGTGGGAAGGAATCGCCCCGTGTACCTTCTCTGCGATATGCTTGTAGAGATCGAAGTCGGGGAATCTCTCCTCACCAGAAGGCTCTACAAGAACGTTGCAGCCATCATCATCCAACATCCACGTCCACAGGGCATTATAGAGGGGGGAGACGGTTTCTTCCACGTCAAGCCCGGGCTCGGAGCTAAGGGTGATTCCTCCCTTCTTTTCTGCTGGCGGATCTGGAAACAGCGCATCAAAGAGACTTACGGCGAGCCGAGATAAATCAAAGGATGGGTTGGGTGGAATCTCTACAGAAACCTTCGTACTCAGCGGCTTGAAACAATACTGTCCGTCCGCATCGTTTCCTGCCTTGAAATCATCACTGAAAAAGAGCTGGTCATTTATCCTGAAAATTGCCCGGCCAAAATCGATAATACGAAAGAGCTTTCCATATGTAGGTAGTTTAAACACTTCGCCGCTCTCTTTTGTATAGTATAAAAACTCGAGATCAGTCTTGGTCCACACAATATTATTCGTGTGAAGATCATTGTGCGTAAAGCCAAGAATCGTTTGCGCAACACTTAATGCAGCAATCACCTGAAACACCCATGCAGACCAGGTGAGTTCCCAAAGCTCGGTTCCAGGTGTCGCACCCACCTGTCCATAATCATCCAAGAGTGTATCCATTGTCCCATCGTTGCGCTCAATAGCAATCATCATCACGGGGAACTTTGATATCTCGGAATAAATACTATAGGTGTCCTCTATGTACGAGTCATCGCTATCATCTTCTACGGCTTCTTCTTCTACTTCTTCTTCTGCTTCTTCTGCTTCTTCATGAGAAGCGGCCGTGATATCGGTAAAGGATATATCGGATAGTTTATCGGAGTGTAGAGAAGCCTCCTCATCATCTATTGAGCCAGCCTCCAGTTCTTCCTCCTCATAGGAATCGGAGACAGAACTCAACTCAGAAGGCTCACGAAGAATATCATCAAGGATATTCTGAGGAACCTCTTTCTCAATATTCTTTGTATCTGTGATATGAAGTTTATAGAGCCCACGATTTTGCCCGTGCCAGAACCATCGGGTATTTCGGAAACTCTGAAACTCTTCCGTCAAGTTGTAGTGATATTTATCGGCTGTTGCGCAGAATCCACCGTAAAACTCATTAAAATGGGGAGAGACCCCTGCTTCACGGAGTCTGCCAAGAGCATAGGCCGCAATCGTCTCGACATATGCTTGATTTGTCTGATCCTGGAGCTTTGTCCAAGCAGATGACCAGGTTTTCGAGTGCCAGGGAAGGCCTGGCTGTTGCGGGATGCTGTATTCGCCCTTCATCCAGCGAATGGGATCAAGGAGATGGGTAACTTTTAAGAAGGCGGGGCGGCGTACTCCTGAACCCGGAATATCATTCGCCGAGGAATCCTTATTTTCGATAAGCTCCACATCGCATTTACCGAATGTGCCAGAAATATCAAGGGACAGAATCCTATATTTGGAATCAAGCCAGATTTGTTTTGACTGGTGCTTCGTAATCCGAAACAACTTTCCCAGAGTTGGAAAATATGTTTGTACGCCTTGAAAGCCACAGACATTCTCCATACTCTTGGATAAAGGTGCTATCCGAAAGCGTGGGGCTGGAAGATTCATACCCCGGAGGCTTGTATATGTATCCATTCTTACTGAGACCTGTAAATGATGATTGAGGGTAAAACGCAACCACCGTGTAAAAGGCAAATGAAAAAGGTTTCGCCTAAACAGACTACTATGGCAGCAGCAGTGAATGTATCATTGAAGAAGTTTGACATGAAGCGGATTCCTCAGGATGCCGTGGTGATTTTTATTGGGCGCCGACGCACGGGTAAATCTACCCTCGTGCGTGACCTGCTCTTTCATCACCAGGAGATGCCGCTCGGGACAGTGATCAGCGGGACAGAGGAGTCAAACTCCTTCTACGGAAAAATGATCCCCCCTCTCTTTATTCACGGCGAGTTCTCCCCTATCATCTTGGCCAACTTTGTAAAGCGGCAAAAGATGATTATGGCCCGGATACAGCGGGAGCAGGGAGGTGGAGGAAAGTCCCGCCTGGATCCCCGTTCCTTTATGATTCTTGATGACTGTATGTATGACGACAGCTGGACACACGACAAGAATATTCGCTATCTGTTTATGAACGGCCGTTGGCTGAAGGTGTTCTTCATTATCACGATGCAGTACCCGCTGGGAATCCAGCCAGCCCTCCGGACGAACGTGGATTTCGTCTTTATTCTGAGGGAGCCCTATACGACAAACAGGAAGCGCATCTTTGAGAACTATGCTTCCGCCTTTCCCTCTCTGGAGTTTTTCTGCCAGATTATGGACCAGTGTACACAGAACTACGAGTGTCTGGTGATTGATAACACCAGTCAGTCGGCAAAGCTGGAGGACTGTATTTTCTGGTACAAGGCCGATATTCATGGAGATTTCCGTATTGGCGCTCCTGAGTTCTGGCAGCACTCGGCCAACTACTACAGAGACAAGGAAGAGGAGGATGCGAACCAGTATGACCCCAGTAATGCTCAGCGCCTGAAGGGGCCGAAGATTGCGGTGAACAAGAAATTCTAAAGGGCACTTATTTTAGGATAACACGTTAGGAAATGTCAAAGGAACTGTATACAGTGCTTACATTCGGCTGTATAGCCGTTGGACTTCTTGTCGCAGATAGAATCTATCGAATCAACCCCTATTTACTGAATGAAGGATTTACCTCTGGAGGTGGTGCATACACACGCTGTGGGACAGACCTTCCGCCGTGCGCTTTTCCGACACGCTGTATGAATGGCATCTGCGGGGATCCTGTACAACGGCAGCTGTATGATAGAAATCCTCTCCCGGTTCTGCCACAGCCCCCTGTGCTGCTACCAGGAGCATCTGCCATGGCATCTGCGTCTACTTTACCTTCTTCTTGGGGCATACAGTTACACAAATGAAATATGATAGCAATAGAATAGAATGAAGGTTCGTGGCGGATATGGCATAGTTGGCCTTGTCCTTGTATTGCTTATGGCAGTAACCATCCTACCTTGGGTGCGCCGCACCTTTGCGCCAAGGTTTCCAGAAGGGTTTCAAGAAATGGCTGGCGCAGTAGGAATGGATAGTCTGCGTTCTGATTGCAAGGGAGTTCTCTGTAAGGAGGGTGAGTTCTGTCAGCAAAATGTGTGCCGCCCCTGGTATCCTACCGAGTCAAATGACTACTTTCCCGACAAGTAAGCAGAGGATCCTATCTCCTCTATAACCGCTTCAATACATTACACGTGGGTGTGATGTATCGAATCGTTGTATACCATGTGTAGAACTTACTGGCTCTGGCCGGATACGTCCTTGGCGGCCTTACGAGCCATCGCAAGATCGGCATGACCCTCGCTACCGAACATACTGGAATAGCCCTCCTCGCCGCCCTCAATCGCAGTAACAGAGCTGCTAGGCTTCGCACCTACCCGACGCTCCCGCTGAAACATCTGACGGTCCTCCTCATTCTCCTTGTACTTCTTCATGAGCGTATTGAGCTGGTCCTCCGCATACTCCTGCTCACCGACCTCCGTGGGCTCGGGATCCCAAGGAAGCCACTTCCCCACCTCTCCGACAAAGATGTTATGGAGCGTATCCTGACGCTGGAGCTTCTTGGAACGAAGAGTTGCCTCAGCCTGTGACGCATACACGCCACGCACCTTCAGTCCCCGAACAGTTGTCCGAAACTCATTCTTTGCGTAAAACTCATCCTCCAGCGTGGTCTTCGTCTGGTACAGGAAGTCATCATACTGCTCCTTGAGCTTGGAATAGTTCAGCTCCTTCTGATTCCCCTTCACAAACTCGTGGAAAGACTCCATAGTGGTGTCCACACGGATCTTGGCCTTACGGCACACATCGGCTGCGCCACTCAGATCCTTTGTGTCAAGCAGATCGGCCTCCGCATCCAGCTTTGCATTAATCCCGTTCATGGTATCCATCAAATACTTCTCCAAACTGTTCGTCCGGATCTGGAACTCGTAGGTGGCCAGAAACTTCTCAAAGAGGAAAACGGACTTGTCCTTCAGAACCTTCTCCGGACTGAGGAAACTCAGGAGACAAAACTTCTGCCCGGTGATCTCTGCGTCCTCCTCAAGAAAATCCTCACGCTCGGTTGCCATTTCTGGTATAGGATGGCACATCTCCTTTAGATAGAAATACGCAGGGTTGCCGAAAAAAATCATCTATGAATATAGAACGATGAATCCCACTTCTGAAGTACTTAACCGTGTGATAAAGTATCTGGTGGAGGGTCTCTTTGTCGCTATGGCTGCTCTGTTTATTCCTCGCCACCGCCTGCCCATCGATGAGATTCTGACTCTGGGTGTGGTCGCTGCGGCCATCTTTGCCATTCTGGATGTGGTGTCTCCCAGTATCGGTGCTACGGCACGCCAGGGAGCCGGGTTCGGTATCGGGGC